ACTTCGCCGCCTGCAATAGTGTTAGTAATTGTTATGGTGTCGCCAATGTCGACTAGCGCCAACGTTTCTTTTTGGGCTGTTGTAAGCATTAAATAATCGGTTTGCACGGCGTTAAACGTGGCTACAGGTTCACCAACTAATAGGTACTCTGCCAGGTCCAGGGCGGCTGCGTCATTGTGTAACAGGCTGTTAGTAATGCTTGTGTTTTGAATTAGGTACTTAGCCTGGCTTGCTGCGTCGTCGGCTACCTGCGGGCTTGTGGCGCCTAAGTGTTGAATACTTGCCCTGTTTACTATTAAGTCGGCGTTAAAAATAATGCCCAAACTGTTATACGGTATGTTTGTGCCGTCGTCGTGAAAGTCGGCGACACTACCCGAAAGAGTATTACCAATGCGCGGTTGGCTAGTTATATCGCCAGTCCTCGACATAAAAATACGGCCCTGTTCGGCTGCCTGTATTTGGTCTATATACGCTTTAACGTTCGTACCTTCGGCAACCGTGTAGGCAGCTGCCCCGCCCAATGTTTGGGTACCTGTTTCAATGTCACGCGATAAAGCCGGATAAGCAACTTCTGGCAAGTCCAGCACGGCAGACAAGCGGGCGCTTGATAGTTGCTCGGATACGTTAAATTCGGCTAACGCTGTTTGGGCCAGTAAATAGAAATCGTCGGCACAATAAACGCTTACTATGTTTTGTCCGCCCAGTTCGTAGGTGTAGTCATAGTTGACTATCTGCCCTACAAACAACGTTATAAACGTGCCTACGCTGTTGTATCTGCCGAACGATACGCGCCGTAATGGTGCCAAGGTAAATTGCCCTGCGGGGTCTACGTAGGGGCTAGACGAATACAACGGGTTTAAGGTACCGCCTGCTAAGTCATCGTTTAAATTAAATGACATTGTGCCAGCGCTAAATTGGTCGCCTACATCACGGCGCCCGCGTTTAATGTTTAGGTTTGTCGAGTATTCCAGCATTGGTGCGAACTCTGTCGTACCGTCTAACACGTACTGGGTGCCGTTTAATAGGCCGCGCGTTGCGTCGTCAAGGGTAAACGCGTCAAGCATAAAACCCGTGTCTATAAACAGTTCGTAGTTACCGCTTTCAATTACTGACGTAGCCATTAACTAACCGCAATATTTGCGGGGCCTGCAGCCCTGTTATATGCCCTAATAGCGTTTACTACGGCTTCGCCTATTTCCGCGCTAGTTGATATGCCGCCGCTTACGTTTACCGTTACGCCACCGCCAGGCCCGCCGTAACCTGGGGTTGGTTTGCTAATAGGCGCGGCTACCGGCATAGAAATAGCGTCGTTAAACCCTGCCGAAATGCCTTTAACGTCTGCTAATTTAAGGCCCTTGCCTGCTAGTCGTGCCTGGGCAATAGCGAACGCGGCTTCGACGCCCTTCAAATACTGTTGCGCGTTAGATACGCCCGCGCCGTACCATTGTTGCGCGGCTGATTGACCGATTAAATCGGCTGCATATTTAGCGCTTTCAACCAGCGCGTTTGTTTCAATAATTGCGGTAGAACCGCCTTTTATAAGTTCTAAGGCAATAGCCGCGCCGCTGTCGCCGCCTGCAGCTAAAACGGCTGCTAATGCGTCTTGGGATAGTCCAGCCTTTAGCAACGCTTGTACGTTTGCGCTGTAATCGTTTATGCCTTTAACTTGGTCACGTAGACCGGATAGAAACCCTGCGCCTGTTTCGTCGCCTGCGTCTTTAGCGTCTTTAAAACTAAACGCGTCTTTAATGCCTGTTGCCACGCTTTCGGCGAAATTGTCAAAAGCGCCCTGGGCGTCGTCTAATCCTGTTTTGGCTGCGTCTAACGCTTTTGTTAAATCGTCTTGTAATGCTTTAGCGGCGTCACTTACCGCGGTATCGGCTTTTTTAGCTGCCCCGCCTACCTTGTCTAACTGCTCGACAACTGGCGCCAACTTGTAGCCCAACGCTTCGGCCTGGCCGCTTAACCTGTCGGCTGCCGCGCCGTTTGCTTTTTGTGCTTGTTCGCTTACGTTTAACGCGTTATTTAAATCGCCAATGTAATAAGTAGTTGCGTCAATTTGTAGTTGTAGGTCTACCAAATTAGCGTTTATTTCGTCGCCTGCTTTTTTGATTGCAGGAATTATTTGTATTAAACCTAAAGTAACTAGCGTTAACGCGTTGTAAGCGTGAGTAGGCAATACTCAAACCCCACTTTTGGGTATACGCGCCTACTATGCCCATTTCGTCTAAAAATGCTGATAGCGCGCCTTTTAATCCTTTTTCGCCGAACGCGGCAACAGCGGCGGCAGCGGCGCCTGGTAGTAGTCCTATGGCGTCTTTAACGTATTTGTTATTAAGAATTGCGTAGCCAATAGTTTCGTTTAATTCCGAAAATACAATGCCTAAGCGTTTTAGTTGCCCTTCATATGTGTTAGCGGCTGCAGCTGCAGCGCCGCCAAATTGTTTGTTTAGTTCGGCTTGTGCCGCGCCAAAATCTTTAGTTTTAATAATGTTGGGGTCGAGTGCTATACCTAGTTTTGTTAGGCCGCCTAAATTTCCGTTATAGGCCTTGCCCAAGGCAAGCGACACGGTTTCTAAATCGCGCCCTGTACCGGCAGACACATTTAACGCAAGGTTTAATAGGTCTTGCCCTACGGTTAAATCGTTTGTTGCACGTACTAGCGAACCTAAAGCCGGGCGTAAAGCGTCGTCGGCTACGCCTGTAGCAAACTGCATTTGACCTATTAAATCCTCGGTTGCCGCAATAGTCATACGCGACGCGCCCGTAGTGTTTTCTAACTGTTTGGCTAGTAGCGCCTGGCTTTTTTGGTCCTCAATAGCGGCGGCAACTGCCTTAGTTAAACCTGCTACTACTAAACCCGTTGAAGCTGCAAACGCGGCGCCTACTGCTACGCCAGTTTTGCCAAACTTGCCAAACGCTTTTTCTGCCGCCGATATGCCTTTATCAGCAAACGACGTAATAATTGGAATATTTATACCAGCCATTAGCGAACCTTCATTTGTCGATTGGTGACGGCCATAACTTGTTCCACTACTTTAAGTACGTCGGCGGTAACGGTAGGCCTGTTTTTTTCTACGGCTACGTCAATAACGCGCGGCTGGTTGCCTTCCTCTACGGTTAAGTTTGTTACAAATTGGCTACTTGTGTTGCGCCCTGCGTGGTCATAGATGACGCCTGCAGCGTCGGCGCTCTGTACGGTCATTAGACGATAAGGCTTGGCACCAAATACGACTTGTTCGGTATAGCCGCCTCGGTCAAAATTTACGTAGCGTTCTTTACTGCCACGTGCGCCAACCTTAATTTTAAAGCCTTTTTGTACGGCGTCAGTACGCCACGTAGTTTCACGGCCTTTAACTAGGTTGCCTCGAACCATGCCGGATAGTGGGGCGCCGTTGCCTTTTGAGTTGGGGTAACTTGCCACCATTTGGCGGGCTTCATTTAAAATAGACGCGCCAGCGTTCTTAATTTGTTTGGTTACTAAACGCCGATATTTAGGGTCTACGTCGTTTAACAATTTTAAGGTTTCTTGGATACCTTGAATTTGTAACGGTAGTTGGGCCACGGCGTTTACTTTCGTTGTTTGTTGTTGTCTGATAATACAGCAACGACGGTAGCCAGGTCGTCTATGTCAAACGGTATAGACGGGGGCCACCACGAAATGGCTACCAACAGTTCGGCAAGTTGGCGCCCGTGGGTGCCCCTTAGGTGGGGTTTACGGCCTCGGTGTCGACTACTTCAATGTTTGTTAAGCCTTTAACGAACGTGTCAAACTCTGCCGGTACAACAATTTTATTTAACTTAGACGCCTCATACGCCATAAAGGCTAAATCCTCAACGCCAATACCTGACGCCATATCTGACGCTTTACGTTTGTATTTGCGTTCCCACAAAATTATTACGTACAGGTTTGTTACCACCTCATAGGCGGTATCGGCTGTTTCTACTTTTAGCGTAAGTTTCATTGTTGCCTTTTGTGTCGGGCCTTTGCAGGCGTTTAATTAAACTTCAACGACGCTGTAAACCCCGCCCGTAAAAGTCACGCTTAAAGCACCTAAAGCGCCTAGCGCCATTTCATATGGTAGGGCCTCTAAGTACGCCCCTGTAAGGGTCATAGTTGGATTAGTTGCGGTGCCTGGGCTTGTTGCGCTTGGCGACCACGAAACCGTTGTAGATGTACCTACCAACGCTTTTAGCGTTGCGTAAGTTTCTGTAGCTGCAAACGATAGGTACAGGTCAAGGGTCAACGTCGAGTTTTCAAGGCCTGCCACGTAAACGCGTGAACCTGAACCAAACGCGGTACTTTCCAGCGCCTCAATAGTGCGCGTAAAAGTAAGGCCGTTGCATTGGTCCTGCAGCGAAACGCTGTTAACCGTAACGTTTGGTGATGAAAGATAAGTGCTAGTAGCCATTGGCTTTACTCCTCGTTTGTGTCTGTCTTAGTTTTAGCACCTTTAGGCGCCTTGGTGGGGGATTGAATAACAAAACCGCCTGCTATAAGCGCGTCAATGTTTACGCCTTCAACCGGTACGTATTCGTCGCCAGGGCAACCGATACGGGGGCTAACTATTTCGTATTTCATGTTGCACCTATCTTAGGCGGTTGCCTGGGTTTGTAGGGTTATGGTTAAATCGTAGGCGGGTAGTTCGCTGCCGCCAATAATTGCAACGGTTGGGCGCCCGTCGGTTACGCCAATTTTTTTAGTAACGACCTTGCTAGCCAAGTTAAG